CATATCGCGCTGGACAAGCTGGGCGCGGAGATCACCACCTACTATGCAACCGAGATTGACAAATACGCCGTACAGACCACACAGCACAATTACCCGGACACCATGCAACTGGGCGACGCTTTCCAGGTCCGTGCGGAGGACTGGCACCTGCCGGAACCTGTGGGAATGGAGGCGGCTGCCAATGGCTGAAATAATCCTGCCAGGCGACGCGCTGGAGCAACTGCGGCATTTACCGCCCGAAAGCGTCCATACCTGCGTCACCTCCCCGCCCTACTATAATTTGCGAGATTATGGCGCGGCGGGTCAAATTGGAAACGAGGCCAGCGTGGAGGAATACCTGCAATCGCTGGTTTCCGTTTTCCGTGAGGTCCGGCGGGTTCTGCGGGCAGACGGAACCATGTGGGTGAACATGGGCGACAGTTACGCCACCAGATCAGGAAGCCAGCCGCCGACGAACACCCGTAATTCCTGCGGCCACACGGCAAAGCATACGCCGCGGGGCTACAAATACAAAGACCTGATCGGCGTTCCCTGGCAACTGGCTTTTGCCCTCCGGGCAGACGGGTGGTATTTGCGCCAGGATATTATATGGAACAAATCCAACTGTATGCCGGAGAGCGTCCGGGATCGCTGCACCAAGAGCCACGAATATATTTTCCTGCTTTCCAAATCGGAACGCTATTATTTCGACGCGGCGGCGATCAGCGAACCCGTTACATCAACCAAGGGCAACGCCAGGACGTTCCGCGGTGGCGGTGCCTACACCGGCGGGCGGTCACATGACAACAGCGCCCAGGTGGAGCGCGAGAGCCACGGGAACCGAGAAAACCAGACAGGCCGCCGGAACAAGCGGGACGTGTGGACCATAGGCACAAACGGCTTTCGCGGCGCCCATTTTGCCGTGTTTCCTGAAAAGCTGATTGAACCCTGTATTTTAGCAGGCAGCCCATTGGGCGGTACGGTCCTGGATCCGTTCGCCGGGAGCGGCACCACCGGAGTGGTGGCCAAACGCCTGTGGCGCAATTTCATAGGCTGCGAGATCAACCCCGACTATGCACAAATGGCAACCGAAAGAATATTCGACACGCCGCAAGGAGGACAATGTGGAAATAACTGTAAAAATGACGGTTGAGGAGTTCCAACAGTTTGTGGCCTGGCAGAAAGAACAGGACTACTACGAAAAGGAACTGGACAAGGAACTGAACAAGCGGGAAATACTGGCAAAGAAAACGTGCTGGGCCATCGACGCAGATCCGAAGAAGCCCGGCAAGGTCAAAATCATTGACCAGGATCACGCGGCGGAACTGTTGGAAATGGCCAAGGATTACCTGGCATAAAAAGAAAGCCACCTGCGCCCGGTGCTGTCAACACGGCGCAGGTGGCAATATAGACGACGGAAAACCGTCCGATATACCTATATTATATCAGGTTCCCGGACGGAATACAAGCCGGAAAAAGCGACGGGGCCACGGCCCCGTATAGCGCCGGTAAGAGTGATTAGTAAAGTGACCAGCAGCAGAAAAGGAGGCACCCATGGCCTACGTTCATAGGGTGGTGAAAGCTGGTCCGTGTGTCGAACACAAGAAAATGCAATCTTTCCGGGTTCACACCAAAGGAGTGAAGCGCGGCCCAAATACAGGACACACCACCGAGAAGCAGGAGCGGATCAACGAGCGGGTGGCAGAGGAACACCTGCGCTGGGATATAAACGCCAATTTCGGCCATAGGGATCTACACGCCGTTCTACACTACTACGTCAAGGACAGTTCTTTCGAGGAGATCCTGGAGAACAAGGCCGCCTTTCTGCGGAACCTGCGGAAACTCTGCAAAAAGCGCGGGATCACGTTCAAGGCTGTGGTGGTCATAGAAACCAAGCGCATGACCAACCCGCACATTCACGTTATCATTTCCCGCATGGATCCGGAGATCATCACGGAGGCGTGGGAGAATGTCCCAAGAGGCGGCGGAGGTATCAGCTTCAAGCCTATGGACAGGCGCGGCAACCACTACAAGCTGGCCGCCTACCTGATGAAAGAAAGCCGTTCCACCATGGAGAGGTACAGAGAGATCGGCAAGCGCGGGAAGCGGTACAGCAAAACGCAGAACATGGACAAGCCGGAAATCACATACACCGCCGTGCCCGCGTCCAGCTGGAGAAAGGACCCGAAAGCGAGAAAGGGCGCCGTGCTGTATAAGTTCGACGACGGATCCACCTGCCGGAGCGGGTGGCATGAGATCAGCGGTTACCCATACCAGGAGTATTTCGAGATTTTCAACGAATAGGAGGGTTTTCTGTGAAAATCTACATATCAGGCAAGATCACCGGGGACAGGCGTTATAAAGCCAAGTTCCGAGAGGTGGAAAAGAAGCTGGCGGCGGCGGGCCATATCGTACTGAACCCCGCCACGGCGCCGGAGGGGCTGCGCCCCGTGGATTATATGCGCCTGTGTTTCGCCATGATGGAGGCGGCGGACTTGGTTCTGTTCATGCAGGACTACCAGGACAGCCGCGGCGCCATGCTGGAATGGGCGTGGTGCCAGTACGTTGGGAAACAGACCTGTTTCGACCTGGCGGCGTTCGGAGGTGCAAAAGCGGAATGAAATGGCATATTGCAAGTGTCAGCTGGGGTAAGGACAGCCTGGCCATGCTCCTAATGCTGATTGCCAAGGGCTACCCGCTGAACGAGGTGGTTTTCTACGACACCGGAATGGAGTTCGAGGCGATTTACCACACACGGGATCAAATGCTGCCATGCCTGGAGCAGCTGGGGATCAAGTACACCAGACTGGAGCCGGAAAACCCGTTCCTGTTTGATATGCTGGAAAGGCCGGTTTGCAGTAAGCAGAAAGGCACACACCAAGGTTATGGCTGGTGTGGCGGCCTCTGCCGCTGGGGAACCACGGGGAAGCTGAAAGCCATAGACAGGTACGCGGAGGCACGGGGCGCTATGGTTTACGTTGGCATAGCTGCCGACGAAACGCCGCGACTGGAAAAAGAACGGAAGCCGTATAAACTGCACCCGCTGGCGGAGTGGGGCATGACGGAAGCCGACGCCCTGGCATATTGCTATGAAAACGGGTTTTCGTGGCTGGAGGGCACGATCCGCCTTTATGACGTGCTGGACCGTGTTTCGTGCTGGTGCTGCTGCAACAAGAACCTGCGGGAACTGCGGAATATGTGTATTTACCTGCCGGAATACTGGGAGCGCCTGAAAGACCTGCAACGGAAAATAGACAGGCCAATGAAAGGCTATTACAAAGGCAAGCCGCGCGGCGTGTTTGAACTGGAACAACGGTTCCGCGCAGAATTGGAACAGGAGGCAAAAGCATGAGTATTATTTGCATAGCCAAAGGAACGGCCACCATAGGCCTGACGACGCGGGGCGCAGATGGGAAAATCATAAGCCAGACACCGGCACGGTGGGAGCATGACCCGGACGGCGGGTGTGTTGCCCTCTGGACTATGAACCCGGAAACCGAGGAACAAGAAGCCCCGGCGCGTATCTATGGCGACTGGCAGGCGTCGGAATACCTGGGCGACGTTCTGGCGGAACTGAAACCGCGCCGCAAGGTGAACCTGCCGGATTTCCCGGCAATCGTCCGCGCGGCCATGGCCGACGGTATGGACATTTGCGTGTACTGCCAGAGTTTTGGCTGTAACGAGTGCATAGTGAACGAGTGGAAAAGCGAAAGGAGCGACGAAGAATGAACAAGACGAAAATTGACTGGGCCACAATGTCCTGGAACCCCGTAACCGGTTGCCGCCATGGCTGCCCGTACTGCTACGCCAGGCGGACGGCCACACGCTTCAACGCAGGGCTGGAGGATCCGGCCCCGCTGACCGACGGCCTCCATGTGCTGCCGGAGAAGATCAAGGCGACGCCATACCCGTATGGTTTCGAGCCTACCCTGCACCGCTACCGCCTGGGCCAGCCGCAGAACACAAAGGAACCGCAGACCGTGTTTGTTTGCAGCATGGCGGATCTGTTTGGGCGCTGGGTGCCCACCTCCTGGATCGTGGAGGTGCTGGACGCCTGCCGCAAGGCACCCCAGCACCGCTATTTGTTCCTGACAAAGAACCCGGCCAGGTATCTGGAGTTGGACCACCTGGCCCTCCTGCCCCACGAAAGCAATTTCTGGTATGGCAGCACCGTGGCGAACATGGACGCGGTGGGAATGTACGTCATGCAGGGTGTGAACATCAACAGCTTTTGGAGCATGGAGCCGCTGCTGGGGCCGGTGGACATGGCCGCGGCGGAGGGTTTACCGGAGTGGGTGATCCTGGGCGCCGAAACCGGCAACCGACCGGACAAGGTGACGCCCGCCCGCGAGTGGGTGGACAACATCGTGGCATTTTGCGAGGAGAACGAGATCCCTGTGTTCTTCAAGGACAATCTGCGGAAGTATTTCCCGGATCTCCCTGCCTCTGCTTTCCCCTGGGAGGTGTGAGCCATGCAGAACGCTGAAAAGGTGGAAATCGGCTATACCCTGCCGAAAGAGCGGTGGCAGGAAGCCGCCAAGAACCTGGAGGACCTGGGCAACGCGCTGGCCGCCAGCCTCCGGGCGCACAACAAAGACGGACGGGGCGCAGAGGACGCGGACGAACTTATGGCGGATATTATGCTGGCCTGTATGGCGCTCCATCATGTGGCGGAGTTCGCAACGGATAAATGCCGGTTCGTTCCGCTGCCCGGCAAGAACGGAGGTTAATATGCTGGCTGTGCTTATGAGCATGAAACCGGAGTGGTGGGAGAAGATCCTGGACGGCGAAAAAACGTTGGAAATCCGAAAGACACACCCGCAAAATGAAAGGCTTGAATGGCCCGTGACCGTTCTGGTGTACGTCAGCGGCACCGGAGCGGTGCAAGGTCAATTCCTTTGCCCTGGGGAAGTATCATACCGAACCATGCAAGACCTGGAAGAAATGTCATGCGTTCCGCGGGAGGATCTGCTGAAATACGCAAAAGGCAGGCGGCTTTCCGGCTGGATCGTCCAGTCACCGGAGAAGTTCGACGCGCCCAGCCCCCTGGCAGAGTTCGGCCTGGACCGTCCGCCCATGTCGTGGCAGTATGTGGAGATCCCGGACGCGGAGGAGGTATAAGCGTGAAAGAATATTTCAAAAACGCACTGATTATATGCGCTGAAATGACGCTATTGGTAGTCTGTTGGGGACTGGCAGAGTTCGCGCTGGCGGTGCTACGAATAGAAATCGGCCTGACAAACTGGGCTATGGGCGGGTTCATACTGGCGGCGGCCCTAATCGGTGCGGCGTTTAGAACGGCCAGAGAGCGCCGGAGAAAGGAACGGGCCGCAAAATATGTCCCGGTAGTCCTGGAAAGCGCTATAAACGTCCAGCGCAGTCTATTGCGGGATATTACTGCATCGGAGGATCAAAGCCAGATCAATACATGGCGAAAAAGCGTCGTCAAAATGACCCTGGCAGCCCTAAATGAAAAGCGGGAACGCATGATCAAGAACGGAGCGGAGAAGTGAAAGCAGAAAAGCCACCGGCAAGCCCACAATGTACGGACTGCCCACTCTGGAAATATGGCGCTGTGTCCTGCGCCCGCTTTAATCTGCGCTATGCGCTGAATGAAATGTTAAAAGAACTCCCGTTCTTTTGCAGAACGGCGGAGGGAAAAATTGTTTGCCCGCATAAGGAGGCCAAGAAATAACATGGCCATAAACGTTTCCGATCTGCCGCCGAAATACCAGGCGCAGGCCATGAAAAAGTACATGGAGCAGCAACAGCGGCGGGGGCCAGCACCTCCCGCCGCGCC